GAAAGCCGCCACAAAAATACTAAAACCTCTTGACAAATATAATGGGGGGGGGTATAATGAATCAGAACAGAGGTTTGCCTTACGCCCGGAAGGAAGAAAATGCGAGCGGGGAAAGACCTCTAAAACAATGTGGAGGTTTTAATTATGAGACTGGATATGATTTCCCGCCGCCGTTTCCTCAAGAGCGCTGGTGTTGCGGCTCTGGCTGTTGCCGCAGCAGGTGTACTGGCAGGCTGTGATGGCGGCGACAGCAGCAGTAAGGTCCCCGGTACGGAAGTTCCGGATGTGCCGGGCACGACGAGCAAGTCGGTAAAGATTATCTTTGCTGATGTTGACAATGGCGGCGCAGGCGTTGGAAATGGCGGCGATGATTATGAGCATCCCGTTCTGAAGGATGCTACCGTCGTTGACCCCAAGAGCATTCCTGCGGACAAGATCCCGCAGGGCTATGAGCTGGCCGACACTACTCCGGTCGAGATCATTGACAATGGTAACACGCTTTTGGCTATCGTTAAGGTGAAGAAGACGGTCGATACTTCGATCAACGTCAGAGTTACTTTGCAGCTCATCAACGGTACTGCTGCTGACAACCAGCGCGAGCTGGTTGTTAAGATGCCCGGTGATGCAGCATATATCTCTACGGACGACATCACTCTGCCTGAGGATTTGATTTGGGCACCCGGTATGGAAGGCGAAAAGCGTCCGATTGGCAGAGCTATCTTCCTGGTTCAGAAGGTTTGATTTCCAAATTTGCATCTCATAGAGCAACGAAAATTCCTTCAATAATTCCCGATATATGCAAAAAGGCTTCCCCTTCGAGGGGAGGCCTTTTTGCATCCGGGAGGTTATGATTCACAAACCGTTCATTGTGTTTTGGCGGGCAGGATGATACAATAGAGAAAAATCCAGAAAACGCAAAGGAGCAAGACCATGAAACAATATCCCGGCTATACCCTCGTCAAGCGCGAGGAGTGCCCCGAACAGCACGGGACGCTGACCGTGCTGACCCACGACGTCAGCGGGGCGGCTGTCCTGCTGGTGGAGAACGACGACGACAACAAGGCCTTCGGCATCGGATTCGGCACCTTTCCCTCCGACGATACCGGCGTGTTCCACATCCTCGAGCACTCGGTGCTGGCGGGCAGCGAGAAATACCCGGTGAAGTCGCCGTTTTTGCAGCTGCTCAAGAGCAGCATGGCCTCCTTCCTGAATGCCATGACCTTCCCGGACAAGACGGTCTACCCCTTCGCAACGCCCAACGAGACGGACTTCAAGAACCTGATGGACGTCTACCTCAACGCGGTGTTCTGCCCGCTGGCGATGGTGGACCGGGGCGTGTTCGAGCAGGAGGGCTGGCACCGGGACGAGGACGGCACGGTGAGCGGCGTCGTCTACAACGAGATGCAGGGCGCACTGGCGACGCCGGATGCCCAGCTGCAGAACGCCCTGAGCCGGGCGATGTTCCCGGACACGGCCTACGGCTTCGTCTCCGGAGGCGACCCGGCCTCCATCCCGGCGCTGACCTATGAGAAGTATGTCCGGGTCTACCGCCGTCATTACAGTGCGGACAACTGCTGCATTACCCTCTACGGTAAGATGGACATGGCCGAGAAGCTGGCCTTCCTCGATGAGCAGTATCTGAGCCATATGCCCAAGAGTGTCAGCCGCCTCCGGCTGACGGTGCAGGACGAGCAGGCCGGTGTGCGGCTGCACATCCCCTACTACACCGAAAAGCCCGAGCCGGACGAGGCACAGTGCGCGCTGGCGTGGTACACCGGCGCGTTCGCGGACCGGGAGCGCCAGCTGGGTGTGGAGATCCTGCTGGACGCCCTGCTGGGCAACAACCAGTCGCCCCTGAAAGCCGCCCTGCTGGAAGAGAAGCTGGGGGCGGACATTGATGTGGGCTTCGACGACAGCACCTTGCAGCCGACGCTGGAGCTGGTACTGCGGGGGGCCACCGAGGCGTCGGCAGGGAAATTCGCTGCCGCTGTCCGGAATGCTGTGGACGGCATCCTCGAAAAGGGCATCCCCGAAGAGCTGCTGATGGCAAGCCTCAACTCCACCGAGTTCGCTTCCCTTGAGCGCCCGGGCAGCATCCCGGACGGTGTGCTGGACGCCATCCATGCATCCACCGGCTGGCTCCACACCGGCGACCCGGCCCTGCTGCTGCATACCAACGGGCTGTTCGCCTCGCTGCGGGAGAAGCTGGAAAAGGGGTGGTTCAACGAGCTGCTGCGGGAGCTGTTCGCGCCCGCGCCGGTGGAGGTCATCCAAGTGCCCGCCCTGCCCAAGAAGGAGGAAGAGGGCCGGGCCGCCCGCACCGACGGCAAGCTGGTGCTGGACCATCCGTTGACCGCTGCCGACCTCGGCGAGGGCAAGAAACTGACCCCGGGCCGGGGCGGGATGCTGGCCGGAGCCGAGCTGCTGCATCACCCTTCGGCGGGCAGCACCTACCTGAACTTCTACTACGACATCGGCAATGCAGCGCCGGAGGAGATGCCCTATCTGAACCTGCTGACCGATGTGGTGGACGAGCTGGACACCGGGAAGCACACGGCACAGGAGCTGAACACCCTGCGGAACACATGGCTGGGCCGCAGCGGTGCATGGGTGGACGGCTGGACCGGCCGCCAGCCGGGCCGACCGGTCCATGCAAAGCTGGTGGCCGGGATGAGCCTGCTGGAACGCAGCCTCGAAAAGGCTGTGGAGCTGGGCGGCGAGTGGCTGTATGAAACGAAGCTCACCGGCCCGCAGGCAGAAGCCGCGATGGAGCGGGTGGTCAGCCAGCAGAAGCTGATGATGGAGCAGAGATTCCTGCGGGAGGGCCATGCCTTTGCGTCGATGCGTGCGGCGGCCCACTTCTCGGTGGAGGCCGCCATGAACGAGCGGTGCAGCGGCGTGAGCTACTACCACTTCCTCTGCGGGCTGCAGGAAGAAGCCGACTGGGCCGGACTGGGCCGGAGGCTGGAAGCGCTGCGGGAGAAGGTGCTGGGCGGGAATGCCCTGACGGTCAGCCTCCACGGCAGCGATGCAGCACTGGACACCCTGAAAAAGCTGCTGCCCGGCAGTGCTTTTGCGGCCGGAGAGCGCCGCGCAGCGGTGCCCTACACCGAGGAGCTGATGGCACCGGTGAACGAGGCCTTCGTCATCGACGGCGGCGTGAACTATGATGTTCTGGCATGGCCGATGGAGCGGCGCTTGGAGCGGAAGGTGCTGGCCCGGGTGATGAGCTACGAGTATCTGTGGCACAGCATCCGGGAAGTGGGCGGCGCTTACGGCACCGGCATGGTGACCCAGAACGACGATGTGGAGTACCTCTACACCTACCGTGACCCCCATCTGGCGGAGAGCTACGAGGCCTTCGCCGCCGGGCCGGCAGAGCTGGCGGGGCGCGATTACACCGAAAACGATATGAACGAATTCATTGTGGGCGCTGCGGCCAAGCTGGATACCCCGCGCAAGCCCCGGGACGAGGCTGCGGCTACCGACTGCAAGTATTTCTGCGGCATCACCGACGAGATGAACGCCGCTGAGCGGAAGAGCCTGTGCAGTGTGGATGCTGCCGCCCTCAAGGCCGAGGCAGCGGACCTGTCTGCCCGGATGGAGAAGGGCGTGCGGGTGGCGTTCGGCAGCAAGGAGGCCGTGGAAGCCGCGAAAGCACTGTTTGACCGGGTGGAAACGCTGTAAAAGGAGCGGAGCACCTCCCGGAGACTTTGCGCAGAAAATCGTGCAAAAATCCCCTGTCTGTGGAAAAGAACACAGGCAGGGGATTTTTCTTGCCTAAAAATATTACTATAGGGATAAAACACCGCGAAAGATACGAAAACGAATCAAAAAGTATGTACTCCTGCGGAGGGGAAAAGCGTGGTATCCTTTTGCCAACGAAAGAACGAAAGGATGTGAGAACACAGGATGGGGCAGGAAAAACAGGCGGCGTCCAATGGGATGAAAAATCTTCAGAAGGCCGCAGACACCCTGAGCACCATGCTGGTGCAGGAGATCAAGGGCCTGAACGTCCGCCAGCGTGCGGCCCGGAAGGAAAAGAGCACCGACACCGGCCTCATGAAGGATCTCAAGGAGGCCACCGCCGTGCTGAAAGACCTGACGGGCGTGACGAAGACCCTGAACGACCAAGGAATGGAGGAAGAAGGGCGGGAATGCGGCGTGGTGCTGCTGCCGCCGGTGGAGGAGGCATGATGGAAGAAAACAAGGAGCGGAACATCGTCTGGAAGCCCCAGCCGAGGCAGCTGGAATTTATGCGGCGGCCTGAGCCGGAGGCGCTTTACGGCGGCGCGGCAGGCGGTGGAAAGAGCGACGCCCTCGTCATCGAGGCACTGCGGCAGGTGCACATCCCCCACTACCGGGCGCTCATCCTCCGCAAGACCTACCCGCAGCTGTCCGACCTCGTGGACAAGAGCCAGCGCTACTATCTCCGGGCTTTCCCGGAGGCGCAGTACAACGCCACGAGTCATGTGTGGGTCTTTCCCAGCGGGGCGAAGGTCTATTTCGGCTCGATGCAGCACACGAAAGACCGGACGAACTATCAGGGCAAAGCCTTCGACTTCATCGGCTTCGATGAGCTGACCCACTTCGAGTGGGAGGAGTACAGCTATATGATGAGCCGCAACCGTCCCACCGGCCCCGGCACACGGGTGTACCTGCGGGCCACCACCAATCCCGGCGGGGTGGGCCACGGCTGGGTCAAGGCAAGGTTCATCACTCCTGCCCCGCCCGGAACCCCCATTGAGGAGGAGTGCACGGTGCAGATGCCGGACGGTACGGAAAAAATGCTCCGGCGGGCGAGGGTGTTCATCCCGTCCAGCGTCTTTGACAACCCCGCCCTGCTGAAGAACGACCCGGGCTATCTGGCCAGCCTCGCAGCCATGCCGGAGGCGGAAAAGCAGGCGCTGCTCTATGGCAGCTGGGACAGCTTTTCCGGGCAGGTGTTCACCGAGTGGCGGAACGACCCGAAGCATTACGAGGACCAGCGCTGGACTCATGTCATCGCGCCCTTTGCCATCCCGAAGCACTGGAAAATCTACCGGGGGTATGACTTCGGCTATTCGAAGCCGTTCTCGGTGGGGTGGTACGCGGCGGACGAGGAGGGGCGGCTCTACCGCATCAAGGAGCTTTACGGCTGTACGGGCCGACCCGACGAGGGAACGCACCTCGACCCGGTGGAACAGGCCCGGCGCATCCGGGAGGCTGAGCAGAACGACCCGATGCTCCGGGGGCGGGTGATCACAGGCATCGCCGACCCGGCCATCTTCGACCAGAGCCGGGGCGAGAGCGTCGCGGATATGCAGGAGAAAAGCCCGAATTTCCTGCATTGGAGGCCCGGCGACCACACCCGTCTGGCGGGCAAGATCCGCTTTATCGAGACCAGCGAGGCGAAGATCTGGAAGGACGGCACCTGCCCGACGGGTCTGGCCGTGTTCGGCACTCTGGTGCTGGGTGCTCACGCCTACGGCGTTACTGAGCTGGAAGGCGGCGGTCTGGAGCACATCGTCAAGCAGCTGGGCTACGGCGACGACCCGCTGAACCAGCGCGCTTCCGTGGGCTGGAAGGGGATGCGTGCGGCGGAACGTCTGGTGGAACAGTATATGGTGCGTATTGAGAGCGTGTCCAGCTACTCGGGTACTGCGGCGGCGAATTAAGCCCTCTCAGTCACCTGCGGTGACAGCTCTGTGCTGGATGAGAAAGGCCCGGTAAAAAACAGAAAGGGCGGGCCTCGCTTACAAGGGCAGGCCCGTGGGAAGGAGAAAGCCATGGAAGAAAAGAAGAATGTCCGCATCCGGCTGTTCAAGGACAACAGCCGCTACAAGGGCGACCTGTTCGTCAGCGTCAACGGCGTGAACTACAAGATCCGCCGGGGCGTGGAGGTGGAGGTGCCGCCTGAGGTGGCTGAGGTGCTGGAGCACAGCCAGCAGCAGGATGAGTACACCGCCGCCCGCATCGCTGCAGCAGAGACTGCGGCCCAGTAAGAGAAACGCGGCCCGGCAGAAACGGCAGAGAAAGGCCGACACTGCCGGGCTTTTTTGGAAAAAGCGAAAGGAGGCTTTTTATGACGGTAGGAGAAGCGATGGAGCGGGCTGAGGAGCTGCGCCCGGGCAGCCGTGTCGCGGCCCGGACCCGGCAGCGGTGGCTGTGCGAGGTGGACGGGATGCTGCGGGAGCGGTTCTTCCGCCCCAGCGGTGCCGACAGCCGGGAGGGCGTGGGGGCAGACCTTGCGTGGGACGACGGCCTGCGGGATGACGATGTGCTGCTGGTGCCGCCGCCCTTCGACAGCCTGTACCCCCACTACCTGTGCGCCATGACCGACGCTGCGCTGGGAGAGAACGACCGCTACGCCGGGGAGCAGGCTCAATATAACAGCATTCTGGCCGAGCTGGCCGGGTGGCTGCGGCGGAACTACCGGCCCGCACGGGGCAGTAGGTGGCGCTGGTGAAGGAGGGGTGACAGATGATCCTTGCGAACCGGAACGGCCTGAAGAACACCCGGAATATGCTGCGGGTGTTCGGCGGGCTGAACGAGACGTACAGCTGCACCGAGGCGGAGTATAGCGCGGGCATCAACTTTTCGGCCCGGAACTTCCCGGCTCTGAGCACCCGTCTGCCCCGCCGGAAGCTGCGGGAGACGGCAGAGCTGAACGGGATGTATCACCTGAACGGCCTGCTGATGGTCTGCGGCACCCGCCTCATCTACACCCCGGACGACCCCGACGAGCTGGAAGTGACCCTAGAGAACGCGGTGGAGGACGGAAAAAAGACGCTGGTGGGCATCGGGACAAAAATTCTGATCTTCCCGGACAAGCTGGCCTTCGACACCGTCAGCCGGGAGGTGAGCGCACTGGGGGCGGTGTGGTCGGGGGCAAACGCCAGCGTGGAGTTTGCCCCCTGCGACGCCGAGGGCAGGGTCTACGAGGTGAGCGGCAGCGGCCCTTCGGAGCCGGAAAATCCGAAGGATGGGCAGCTCTTCCTCCGGGTGGAGGACCCGGAGAAGCCATGGAGCAGCGAGAGCACGCTGGAGGTTTACAGCGAGGCGTCGGGCAACTGGTCGGCGGTGGTGCTGGACTGCTGCCGCATTTCGGCCAAGGGCGTCGGCGCAAATTTCCGGGCCGAGGACACCGTAGCCCTCAGCGGCTCGGGCGCAGAGCAGGCCGGGCAGTGGAGCGGGCTGGACGGCGACCGCATCGTCTGCGACGCCAGCGAGGACGCCCTGCGGGTCAGGGCCGACCCCGGCGGCGAGTGGTTCTATGGCCGTCTGACCCGCACCGGCGCAGCGGTGCGGTGGGTGAGTCTGGACGGCAGCGTCAGACGGGAGTTCGTCTCGGCGGAGACGGTGAGGCTGGAGCGCCGGGTGCCGGACATGGACTATCTGACCGAGTGCGACAACCGGATATGGGGCTGTTCCAGCAAGGAGAATGTCATCTACGCCTGCAAGCTGGGCGACCCGTCCAACTGGTTCTCCTACCGGGGCATCGCCGCCGACAGCTATGCTGTGACCGTGGGCAGCGACGGGGCGTTCACCGGCGCGGCCACCTGCATGGGATATGCACTTTTCTTCAAGGAGAATACCCTCCACAAGCTCTATGGCTCCAAGCCCTCGGATTTCCAGCTGAGCAGTCTGCGCTGCCGGGGCGTGGCAAAGGGCGCGGCCCGGAGCCTCTGCGTCATCAACGAGACGCTCTACTATCTCTCGCCCGACGGTGTGATGGCGTGGGATGGAAGCATCCCCACCAAGGTCTCGACGGCCCTCGACCCGGCCCGGCTGCGGAACGTGAAGTCAGCTCTGGGCGGTGCGCTGGACGGGCGGTATTACCTGCATCTCGTGCGGGGCAGCGGCGAAGCCCAGACCGTCCGGCTGCTGGTCTACGACACCGAGCGGGGCTTGTGGCAGGAGGAGGACGTCTGCTCCTACGAGATGACCGGCAGCGGCGGACAGCTCTACCTCTGGGATGGCAAGGCGGTCTGGGCGGCGGATGCGGAGCGGGAGGAGAACTGGCAGCGGGCCGACGGCCTCGAAGAGGGGGTGCGGTTCGAGCTGGTCAGCGGGGACATCGGGCTGGACCGCCCGGAAGAACAGTATCTTTCCCGGCTGACCCTTCGGCTCGAGGCCGAGGCGAAGAGCCGCTTCGAGCTGGCGGTGAGCTATGACGGCGGGGCGTGGGAGACACTGGCCCAGAGGACGGCCGACGGGCGGCACTGCTTCGACATCCCCTTCGTGCCCCGGCGGTGCGGGAGCCTTCGGCTGCGGCTGAAGGGCCGGGGGCAGATCACCCTGCGCAGCCTGACCCGGACGAGCGCCGCCGCGAGAGGCGGCATTCTGGCACAGGAGGTGAACTGATATGGCAAGTGTCACAGGGCTTTCGAAGATCGGCCTGCCCCATCTGAGCGAGAACATGGACGCGGAGGATGCCCGTGCCATCCGCAACTACTTATACCAGATGCAGGAGCAGCTGCAATATGTGCTCTGCAATCTGGACGTGGAAAATATGTCGGAATCGCTGCGCACCCGGCTGAACAGCATCCAGTGAGAAAGGAGAAGCTATGAGTACCGAGAAGAAGAAAGAACAGCAGCTTTTGGAGGAGCTGAGCGCCCAGCCTGCGGCCCGGTCTTCCTACAGCACGGCAGGCCTGAGCAGCCGCAGGGAGGTGGAGAATGCGCTGGCAAAGGCGGAGTACAGCCCCAGCCAGAGTGTGACCGACGCGGCGGCCGACTTGAAGAACTGGCAGCAGAACCGTCCGGGCCAGTACGAGAGCGCCTATCAGGGCCGGATCGAAGACCTCATCGGTCAGCTGCTGGGGCGGGACAGCTTCCAGTACAGCTATGCACAGGACCCGCTCTACCGCCAGTATGCCCGACAGTACACCCAGAACGCCCGCAATGCCAGCGCAGATGCCGCCGCACAGGCAGCGGCCCTGACCGGCGGCTACGGTTCGAGCTATGCGGTCAGCGCGGCGCAGCAGGCGTATCAGCAGCAGATGGGTGCCCTGAACGACGCTTTGCCCTCCCTCTACCGGCTGGCGCTGGACACCTACAACAGCGAGGGCGACGATGTCGTGACCCGCATCGACCAGCTCAATGCGCAGGAACAGAACGCACAGGCGCGGTATAATGCGGAGCTGTCGGACTACTATAGTCAGCTCGACCGGAAGGGCAGCGCCTACAACGCCGCCTATGAGCAGGACTATGGCCGCTATCAGGACTATCTGGGTCGGCTGGACACCCTCTACGGCTATTACTCCGCGCAGGAACAGCAGGCGCGTGCCAAACGTCAGCAGGCATTCAGCAATGTGCTGAGTGTCCTGGGCGTCATCGGCGACGCGGTGCAGCTGGCCATCACCGGCACCACCGGCATCGGCTCGCTGATGGGTAGTCTGGCGAATACCGGCTACAATATGTATGCCAAGGATCGCGCCTATGAGGCCGAGCGTGCTGATGCTGCGTGGAGCCAGCAGATGCAGGAGAACCAGCGGCAGGACAGTCTGGCCCAGCAGAAGTACAAGAACGAGCTGGCCGAGCGGCAGTATCAGGACACCCTGCGTCAGCAGGAGTTCAACAACAATGTCACCAGCGAGAAGCTGAACATTGCCAAGGGCGAGTGGGCGCTCAAGCAGTCCAAGGCGGCCCAGAGCGCCCAGCAGGCCGCGGCAAATGCCGGGGCAAAGAGTGCGGGTGTCTCGGGCGGGGAGCCGGTGCTGACTTTGGGCGGCACGGTCGTGCCCTACAGCGCCGCACGCCTCTACCGTCAGGGCAGGAGCGATACAGCCATCCGGAGCGAGCTGCTGAAGGAGGGCTACTCCAACGAAGAGATCCAGAATATCCTGAAGCAGCTGGGAAGCTGAGAAAACGGAAAAAGGCCGCAGCACGGAACACGGAAGGGTGTTCTGGGCTGCGGCCTTGGTCTGGTTTGAGATGTTTTGGAGCTGTTTATAAAGTGGAGGAGGGAAGCGGCCTACGAGTTGCGGCACCCGGCATCCGCTGCACGGGACGCCCCACGGAGTTACCACGGTAGACATTCCTACAGGTTGGTTCGAGTCCCACTGGGCACCCCACGGAGCTACCACAGTAGACATTCCTACAGATTGGAACCCGCGGGCTAAGCGACAGCCCACTGGGCTGATCGCTTACCTCGCCTGCGGCGAGGCCGCCCTGTTCTCGTCCCACTGGACGCCCCACGACAGAAAAAGACCCGCAAGCATATGCTCGCGGGTCTTTTTAGTGGGGTGCCCAGTGGGACTCGAACCCACGGTCTCCAGATCCACAATCTGGCGCGTTAACCGACTACGCT